ATTGTTAGTGACATCGTTGACCACCATCGGCTGTGTCATCGATCCAGTACCGCCCTGCAACGGCACCATGACGACAAAGCCGGTCGCTTGCAGCAACTGCTGCTCGTCGAAGGTGAAGCACTGGAAACAAGCCTCCGGCTGCCGCAGGCAGGTGAGCACGCCGAACTGCGGCCCCTGTATCGACAGTTCAGGATTATCCACGGTCTCGCAGCAAGAGTGCGAGGCGTAGGCCGCCGCCTTGAGCCAGCCGAAGATCGGATCGGTCGAGCACTGGGCGATGCGGCTGATTTCGGCTGAGTTGGTATCGGTCGCCAGGATCTGGCCGAGCGTGCCGGAATTGTAGGTGTAACCGTGGCCGAAACACTGCGGCTTGTCGCAAGACCACGCCGAAGCGATGTACTGGATCATCGCGTCCTGCCAATCAGGATTGTCGTAGAGCATGCCGATGCAGCAGTAGCAGCACTCACCGAGCACCGCCGAATAGTCTAACTGCACCATCGGTACATTGGTGCCCTGTATCGACTGCGCCACCGCGACAGTGACACCGGCCGGCGCATAGTTACGGCGTTCATGCCAGTTGTAGAGAATGCTGGCGTGGTTGCCGACGGTGCCACCGTTCTTCGCCGTCAGGGTGACGACACCAAGCGTATGCGCCACGGTAAATGGGAAGCCCGGCTCGGACGTCATCGCACCGGCAACCGCCGTGGCAATCTCGTCGACCGTGTCACCTTCGACAATCCGTGTCGAAGTATTCCAGTGGCCGTCACCGATGAAGAAGTCGACACGACCGTCGGAGGTAGCAGGACCGGTAAAGGTAATGGTATAGGCCGCCTTGGTGGTGGCACCGGCCGATGTATCGGATCGCGGCAGCGCGTAGAACTCCATGGCGTTGTTGCCGCAACAGGCAAACGCCACCTTGAGTCCCTCGGCGATGATCGAGCCTTCACCGAACAGGTCATCGACGTCGCGCAGCGACGGGATCTTGATCAACTCATCCGGCTCAGCGGAGCCAGTGTCGATCATCTGACCCTCAAGCAGGATCCGGCACTTGCTCGGAAATGCGTTGAGGGATGGATCGAAGCAGATCCGGATTGCGCCGGACCGCAAGCTGTCAATAGACATAGGCTAGCTCCTTCTCGCCGGGTCGGCGGTTCGGGGTGGATCAGTTGGTCTTGGCGTAGCTCGTGTCGGCGGGCTTGGCCTTGGCCTTGGCCGGCTTCTTGCCGCCTTCCTGCTCAAGGTCTTCCCAGTGATCGACCAGACGCCGAACGTAAGGCGTTTCGGTCACTGCAACGAACTTGTCTTGTGGAATGATCTTGCCTTCGACGAAGGCCGCACGGTTCGGCTTGGCCTTTACATAAATCATCGGCATGTCTGCTCTCCTGTGTTTGGACGAAGCAATATTTATTTTCACGGCCACGTTACGAAGACCGGGTCAGTACGGAGATGTTCAGGTTGTTGTTGAACGGGCTGCCGTTGGAGGAAACAAACTCCACCGGAATCTTGAACCAGTCCGGCATGACCTCGCCAGCACCAGTCAATCTGAATACCTGATTGCGCAGAGCAAAATCCTTTTCCTGAATCACGATCTCGTCGCTGAACTTCATGGTCGTGAACATGGTGGTGGTGTCCAAGCCATCAGACGTCAGACGGTCGACGTAAAGCTCAGTGATATCGGCCAACACCACAGAACTGTAGCGCAGTTTGCCGGAACCCGGATCGCTTGGGTTTACCGTTTGACCGTCAAATTTATAGTTGAACGACATCGACGCCTGACTGACAGGTAGCTCGACCCACTCGCCATTCTGCCTGACGTACATCTTGCCGTCATTTGGAGCCTCTTCCAAGTCTTCCTCCGGTGGCCGGATCCCGCCAGTCGGGATGTTGTCACACGGATCGACTGGCTCCGGGCAATGGTCTGGAATGCACGATTCTGGTGCACACAGGTTAAACTCAACCGTGAACTTGTCACCCTTCTCCTTCGGCCCAGTCGGACACCAACGAAAATTGGCGATGAAGGTAAACGTCAAAGTCACGGCCAATGGCTCGGCTTCGATCACCATGCCACGGTAGGCGATGCGTTCACCACCCGGCGTCTGCCAGCGCGACAGGTTGGTCAGCAACTTGTCGCGAATTCCTTCATAATCGTAGTAGCTCCAGTACGGTGTCTCGGCGCCACTGGCAGTCTTGTAGCGAGCCGGCGGCAGCCAGAAGTCGACGATGAACGTATCGGTAATGTCGAACATCTCAACCCGGCTGTTGGCCGGCTGCTCCGACACCGAACGCACGAAAGCCACCAGGGCGAGCGGCAAGGTCGGCACGTTGTCCTTGGTGATCGATACCTCGGACACCGCAATGGCACGACCGCCGAGATCCGGAAACCATGCAGCGACAGCCTCGGCCACCGCCGGAAGAAAGCGTGTCTCTTGCTGCGGTTCGACCCGTGCGTCCATCAGCCTCTGGCCCACTCCACCCACTTATGCAGGCGACCAACCCGCACACCCTCCTTGAGGGCATTGTCACTCATCTTGCGCCGCGCCATCCGACTGGTGCCCTCACGCAAATATTTAGAGTAGTGCATATCGGTGCCGATGGTCACCGAATACTCGAAGGCGCCACCGCCACCGACCTCGTAATTAATCGTGCTCTTCAAGCTGCCGGTGCGACTGTTCGGCCAAGCACCCGGCGCCGACGCCGGCGGGTATTTCCCCATGCCGTTGCGAAACGCCTCAGTGCCGGCTTGGCCTATCGAGCGCAACCAGCGCCGGATCTCAGCCTTGTTCTCCCGTGCGTAAAATTTTCCCCACGGCGAGAATTCGATAGTGAAGCTCATGATGCGCTCAAACTCAGCAGCAGAACAAAAACACCGATGATAGAAAGTGCCATGACCACAATGATCAACGTACGCGACATTACAACTCGATGCGACTCGGCTGCGGTGCGAAACTGTTCTGCGGCGGCAGCGCGAAGTCGGACTTCTCGATCAAGCGAGTGGTCAGCACGATGAAATGGACCGGCTCGGACCAGCCCAGCACCTTGTACCAGCGCGGCGGGTTCTTGCGCCGTTCCTCATAGACGTAAGCAGTATCTGAAATCTGCACCCGCAGGCCCTCGCGCACGGTGATGGCGTGGGTGGCCTTGGTGACCAGATCCATGATCGCGTAACCGGACTGGCCGTTGAAGTTCGGCAAGCCATAGTGCGACTTGATCCGCGCCCAGGCCCAGACAACTTGGGTGCGACGCAGTTCCATCGTGCTGGAATTCAGCACGACATCCTTCTGCGAGCACAGCGCTACGCGATTCGGCATCTCATGTATTTTGGGGTTGCCGGGATCCTTAACTTTAGCCTCCTATCGTGGCTCTACAGCCCGCGTCAGTTTTCCACTGCCACGACCTTTAGACGGCGTGAACAATGCCTCGTATGGCGTCCAACCACGGAGGAGGCGCAAGTCCACCATGTTCCTGTCCACTTTCAACCCTTCACACCATTCCGCTACGTTGCCAGTGAAATCTCCGATGTTCAGGATGCGGTTGCCGCGCGAGTTGTTGGACTGCTGTTTCGGCGTGGCCCAACGACAGTTATCCGGCTCGTAATTACCCTCGTTGTTTGGCCAACGATCCAGCGTCATGCCTTCTGGTCGCGGACCCATATCTTCGACAAAGGCGTCAAACGAATTCAGCCAGCGATCACAGACGGTGACGTTGCGATAGTACTTCTGCCGTCGCGGCTCTTCCGACTTCGTGCAGCGGTGGATCATGGCGTACCACGACCGATAGATCGGCGACATCACGCCGTCGGTCTTCATCTTATTCTTCCACTTTTGTTTACCGCCCATCACCACGCCTCACTGTCAAGAATTCTCCAGGTTTCAATCGCCCCGCAGATCATGGCGATATTGTTCGAACCTTGCAGACCGGCCAGACCAGCACGGGTCTCGACCCGGTTTCTCTGCGTCAGCAGCTCGTCACCGGGGTGCTCGATGCACCATGTAATGAATTGCAGCATGCCGAGGACCGCTGTGGTTGGCACCGCATCGACCGATTTGTAGCCGGCGCGGTAGGCCGCCAGCATGCCGCCATTGACCATCATGCTAGAGCATGGATTGCAGCAGTTCGACAAATCGAGCAGATCTTTGACCACCGGGATCTTGATCTTGCGCGTACCGGGCGTCACCACGAATGTGCGGTTATCGTTCGGATGATTGCCGCCATAAAGATACACGTAGCCGCTGGCCACCGGATATTTCAGGTGGTGGATGTAATACTCCTTGCCGAACTTGGTCCGGCTCGGGCCTTCGATAGGCTCCGACACAGTGCGCTGCACCGACAACAGCAATCCGGTGTAGGCCTCGCAGGATTCAATAGCCGCCGCGCGGTACAGCAGCAGCTGCGCATCCATCACACTGACAACATCCTCGATCTTGGCGTGGCTGCGAATGAACTCGATGCCGAGCCGCGCATCCCAGTCGAGCGCCTGCTCGTCGCCGATTGAGATCGGCGGCTCGTTCAACGAAGGATTAGGGACCACACCTAGCATGCAGCAACCGCGATATCGAAACAGTCCTTGCGCGTGTAGCACTGGCAGTCGCAATCGAGCGCGGTCTGCAACACAGTCAACTTCCAAATCTCACATTCGGCGGCGGCTGGCGTGACGATCACCGGAAAACTGACAGTGAAATATCTGCTGTCGACGCTGGCCGGGCCGACGCTGACGTGCGGTGTCGGGATGACTGTTGCTACGTCGACGCCGACCGCGACCATCACCTCCACGGTGACTGTGTTCACGCCGTCGGAAGCAGAGACATAGAACCGCTCGACGCCGGTAAAGCCAGCGCCCGGCGTATAATCGAAGGTGCCGCTGACATCGAGCAGCAGCTTGCCGTATTTCGGCCCGTACAGTTCCAGCAGCTTGAACGTCAGCGCTGTTGCCTCGGGGTCGATGATGAGTGTGTTCAGGTCCGCTGCAAGCAGCGACGTATCCTTCGGCGTGCTGAACTTGACGTCGCCACTCGCCGCCGGCGGCATGTTGCTGCCGAACGGCATCGGGCAGGTCGTGAGCGGCTCAAGCATAAATTGCGGAGCGCAATGCAGCTGGCCAATCGGCACTGCCCACGGCGCGTAGCCGACACTGACCTTGTTGATGGTGCCGGGCTTGAAGCTCATCTTCTCGCAGCAGCACTTCTGGCAGCCGCCGTCAGCTGGGCTGTTGTCCTCGACCGTGAAATGCATCATGGCTGCGATCCTTCGAATTAAAGAAGCGCCCCGGAGGCCTCACAGCCTCCGGGTTAACCCGTCGCGATCAAGGACACTTGAAGCAAGGCGGTGTCACCAATGCGACAGTGACCGTCGCCGAACACGGCGGCACGCAGGTGGTCTTGAGCATGGTCAGTCTCCTTTGCGCTTAGGTCTCGGCACTGGTTCCGGCTTGTCTTCCGGCACCGGCGCCGATTCGGTACCTTCTGCCGGACCATCATACGCCTTGGACTCATCGTCCGTCATCGCCCTGGCGTAACCATTGCCGAGCAAATAGCTGGCCACATCCTCCGGCAGGGCGGCATTCATGGTGCCTGCATCCCACTCAACCCGGATAATGTCGCCGAAGTAACTCGGCCGGTATTCAAACCACTGGACCTTGTCGTTCTGGCCGCTCGATACCAGCATGACAACAAGCTGCTGTGGCACGGGATCGACTACTGGTGCAGCAGCTGCTGCTTCCAATTCAGCCATGGTGCAAACCTCCTCTTGATCCAGTCACGCCAACCGAGATTAGGGTCGACGATGCGGATCAAGCGAACCCGCACCAGTGGATCGTCCTTGCTGTCGATCTCCTGCATGACGCAGATCAGACCGTCGATGTCGGCAACAAACGACAGTTGCCGTGCAACATGTGCGCCCACCAGCCGCAGCGACAGCGGCGTCAACATGCGCGGCGCCCCACCCGGCTCGATGACGTCAGCAATCGCATTCAGCGCGTAGGGACTGAAACTGGATCCGTTCGCCGACGCAAATATAAACAAGCGACCAAGTTGACCGTTGCGCGGCAAGCGACCCCGGACGATCACATGATCGCCGGGGCACACCCGCAACGTACGACCGACCGGAACCCGCACTCAGCGCGGGCCAGACAGCGTCATGACAGCTTGCACCGCGCTGGTGTCGCCGCTGACCGAGATCACCTTGACGAAGGCGTTCGGCCGGCACGGCAAAGCCACCGTGCACATCGCGCCGGCCTTGGTACCGACCGGAATGGTGACACGAGAGAATGCGTCAGGCACCGCCGGGTCGGAACAGATCGGCACCTCCGGCACGGCAACGAAAGCGCCGGGCACACAAGGATCGCCGCTGCTGGGCGGCGCCGCCTGGAATTCGAACACCGCCGCGACGGCGATATCGACAAGCACTTTGAAGGTGAACGCGAACTGGATGTGCTGACGAATATCAATCGCTGGGCTGAGCGCCGCAGCGTTGATGCCAGTCCACGCCAGCACGCCCGAGTTCTGGATAGCAACATTGGTATTCATGGCGATCTCCTAGCCCTGATTATCTCACGCCGGACAGCGTGATCACAACTTCGACCTTGCCGGTATCCCCGCTCACCGCGAACACCCTGACGAAGGCATCCGGCTTGCAGGGCAGCGTGGCGACACAGACGGCATCAGCTTTGGTGCCGACTGGAATGACGACCTGCGACTTCGCCGCCGGAACAACAGTGCCTGGAGCCGAACAGATCAGCGTTTCCGCGATATCGTGGAAGATACCGGGAACACACGGATTGGCCGCATCCGGCGGCGCCGCCCGGATCTCGAAGACGGCGTCGGTGGTGATGTCGGTGTCGACCTTGAAGGTAAAGCCGAAACCGGCGTGATGCCTGAGATCGATGGCTGGATTGCTCGGCACGGCAAGCGCCGTCCAGACAATGAAACCATGATGCTGCAAAGCAGGATTCAAGTTCATGCCGAACTCCTGAACGGAGCGGAGGCGGCGCGAGCGCCGCCCCCTTCCCCGTCGTCTAGGGGCCTACGGTCAGGATGGTGGCGGCAGGGCAGCAGCCGACGAAGCCGCCGTCTTCCGCACCGAACGAGTAGGCAACACACCACGCGGTGCTCTTGCCTTCCCACTGCTCGATCCACAGCGGGCGCTTGTTGACGGCATAGTAGGCCGCCTTCCACGCGCCGACGGCGAGAATGAACTCGCCGGTCACGAACGGCGCTCCGGTGCCACCCTTGGTCATGCCGTGGGTCGGATCCGGCAGGCAGTTGGAGATGCGAATCCGATCACGCACATCGTCCGGGCTGTAGGTCATCAAGCCGTCGCCGAACAGGAAGCGACCGGTGGTGTCGACCATGGCCGCCAGATAGGCGAACACGTTCTGATGCATCACCGTAGTCACCGGGCCGTATTCCACCGGCACCGTGCCGTGAATGGTGCGGAACTCGATGTGGTTGAAGGTGGTACCCGAGGTCTTGCGCTTCGGGAAGCAGTTGGCGGTCAACCAGCCACGCGGCTCGTTGAGGCCATCGCCGACCATAAGCGCACGGTTACGATTGACCCGGTGCGACCGGGCCGCCGCGTTGTACATGAAGTTCAACAGGTCGTAGTTGGCCTCCGCCAGCACCTTGCGCTGGAAGCAGAACACGCCACGGAAATCCGACACGTTGCCGGACTTGTAGGTGATGTTGCCGTCC